TGCCTGCGTATAACAGGTTGTGCATACTGGCCACACTCTTATCTGGGCGTGTGCTGGTTGCAGTCCGTGTGTTCGACATTCCGAAATATGCGTTGGTCTGATTAGAGAGGCCACCATCGGAAGCCGAAAGGCGCAAGCGTGCGGAGGGGAACACTAAGGAACCACTCATCTGCCCGGCGAGAGCGCTAGCATCGGCGCCGCCGGCTGACGAGCCAGACAAGACGGCAATACTGTCTGCATTCAGAAGATCAGTAGCACCGCCGAACCAGACGAAGCGAGCGTTTAAGGCATTATCGAGATAAGTGCCGGAGACATTAGTCACTGTGCGGAATTGGGGAGGAGCGTAATAACCGAAGGGCAGCAGAGTTGCGTCTGTTGCGCCGGCTTCTACATCACTTTCCATTTCTACATAAACGAACTTAGACTTATTGGGATATTGTTCGTAGGTCTTTAAGGACCGGTTAGTGCTATCCCAATTGGTGTACTGGTTTCCCATCTTTCGCGCGACGAAATCGGGAGAAGTCGGGTCTAGCGTACAATTGTCAAAGCGCTCAATTACCTGAACATTATTATCGGTATCATTCATGGCCCTTAAGACCACGGAGAAGGTTCCGTATTCCGTAGCTGTAGAAGTAGAGGCTCGGATTTTTTCAATCGATACTTTCAAATTCTTCTGCATCCATGCACCATGGCCGCGGCCTTTAAGCCGGAACAGCTTTTGCTGATCAATGGGCATATAGCTGGCTGCAGTACCAATATCTTGGCCAATGAACCACCCAGCTACTGCTTCGCGAGAAGGCAAGCCAGATTCTTTCATATTATGAGGACCCTTTGTGCCTGCGGTTCCATCGCCAGCAATAACAGTCGCGGCAAGCGGAAGAATAACTCCATAAGCCATGGCGTCTACTAAGCTCTTATCACGAATGAACTGCTCATAGGTTTCGCCCAAGAAATAGCGCTTACGAGATGCCGCAGGGAAGAAAGTAGCAGAACTACCTCCAGCAAGTTGTGGATTCGTGTTAAACCGCTTTCTAATAAAGTTTTCAGATGTATCATTAAAGCCAAAGCCGATTTTCTTGTTTCCGTCGAGGGAGCTTGAAATTACAGCCGTAAATAACTTTGTCGTGCTATTGTTGAGAACAACCCTTCCGACGCCGGATGCGGCGGGCCATGAAGCCGTAGCAGCATTGGCCGGCACGTAGACAGCCCCACTTAACGCGATAGAAGCTGACTGATCCAGGTACCAAATAGCCGCCAAGGAGCCAGTTCCCACAATCGAGTTACTTGTAGACGAAGAGGGAAAAAGGAACAAGCCGAATGCCCCACCATTTTCACCTACCGCGGTCGATGGAGTTTTGTCTGTTTTCCATCCAGCATAACCATTAGAGTTGGCGTTGTTGTCCTGTTGTCCAAGGAGTCTAATATATGTTAGGGGCGCGACGTTGGAGCGCAAAAAAGCTTTAGAAGCATAGGTTCCATACATCGGGGTTTGATAATTGCCGTCGCGAAAGATATCGCCGCCGCCATTTCCCGGCACTGTGTCTCCATACAATTGCACAAATTCTGAATAAGATTGTACCTTAGTGGGCTGCATCGCTAAACCGCGGGCAGAGCGCCCAATTACCACTGGCCCTATCGCATCTGCCGACTTCGGGATAAACGAATTATCGATTTCGTTAATGAAAACCCCAGGAGATACAAACTTAAATCTCTTTACAGACATATTTTAGTTTCCTTATTATTTAAACTTAAGCTAAAAATTCAATAGCATAATCATTAATTAAATAGTATTCGCATTCTCTAAAAGCTCAGGACCATTAAATAAAAATTGGGGCTTAGTTCAGGAACTAGTCATTTTTTAATGGCATAAACTTTCCAAAAATATTAGGTACTCCTGGTGGGCCGACATTTTCGGAGGGAAATGTAACTTCTACCGTGTTTTCGTCTATTCTCACTAAGCGCCGATCATCACTCTCACCTTCGCCAATTAAATACCCCAAAACCTTAATAGTAATGGTCGTTATATAAGTACGCGGATCTTCCGCTAAGTTATTGATATTATTACTTTGAGCAAAGCTTTGATCAATAAAAGCTTCATATAAATGATTGTTGCGTTTAACCACGAAAGCATTGATTTGGCCTGGGCGCACGATGAAGGGAGAAACAAGGTTGTTCATCTGTTGTTGATACTCGGATCGAATAGTTATTTTATACTCGGCATTCACATATATTGGAATAGGAATGGACAAAGACTGGATTACTATTTTCGCATTTTTCCGTGGATAATAGAGTTGTCGTTTGGCCCCTGTATTGGTGCGCGCTCCCGAAGCAACCGCAAAATTGCGTGTCTTGTCAGGAACAATACGCTTAGCAACCACAAATCGTCCTGAGCGCCCATTTTTGCGTTTAGAATATATCTGAGCTTGAAAAGATCCCTTATTATTGGGGTCTTTGGTGATTCCTGTGCGCTCTACACTAATCAAAGGGAGCTTAAGGGCGCCAGCGTCGTCACGTAACTGCTTTTCATTCTTAATTTGGAAGGCGCGCTCTGGTGCTTGCCATAATACCGGTACTTTGGTAAACCCCTCATTAGTAGTAATGCTAATATCAAGATCTTCCTTAATCCACGAAACCAAAGCATAGTCAATATTTTCAATAGTAGAGCCTAGCACCCCGAGCGCCTCTAAAGTAGTCTCTTGGCTGCCAGAAGGCAACATTGCAAAGTCAAAATTATCAGGTAGCATCGAACAATCCCTTGCGCGCCCTCTTACATGTGGCGCTAATCTCAAAACTATAATCTACTTGCCCAAACAGCTTAGTGGGCTCCGATAGTTTCACTATTTCGTAATAATAGTCACCATATAGTACAAAATCTCCTTCCCTAACGTATAAGTTCTGATCTTCGGTTAATCGACGACGATGAAAATGAACATTAATCTCCCATATTTTATCAAGGCCAAAACCTTCCATATATTCCGTCATTTCAGAAGTAAACTCTACAAGCGCATAAACGCGCACGGGGGGGAGATACGTCTTTTTAATAGCCTCTCCATATAACTCATGGAAATCGGTATGGTCCAGATCAATGGGATAATATAGAACTTGTTGGCCAATTACCTTCTCTATAAGTTCGTCATTAACCTGTTTTACAAGATTACGCTCTTTCTTTCCTAAAAAGAGAGGGGGTGGTGGTGCGGCTGGTCTTTCCCATTCATTATCGGCCATTATTCATTATCCTAGAAAAATTGGAAGAGGTGTAATCTTCAAAATATTTGCTGCAGCATCTGTAAGCTCTTGATCTGTCTTAGCTAGCTCCTCGTATGTCATGGTATTGAGAATTTCCATGAGTTTGTCTTTTAAAGCTGTTTGCTCTTCTTTTGCCTGACTTAATAATTCCGAGTGATTCAAAGTCACACTTTCGCCCGGAATGGGCATTGTTGTAAACTTTCCTCGAATCTGTCCCAACATTTCTTTACACACAGCTAGCGCATATTTGCGAATCCACTGTTTGCCTATCGAATTAATATTAATAAACGGAAGATTATCAAATGGAATGGTATTCAGGTTATTAATACCACTGACTCCCACATTCGTTGTGCCATCTTGTTCCCATGGGGTAATATCTACATAAAAACGCAACCAGACGCGATCATCAAATCCATCGCTCCAATGACTGGGGGTTGGATACAAGCGAAGATTATTGTTGATAATTTCATATCCATAGTTAGAAGTACGCGTAATAATAGAGTCCTCATACATCATTGCTTGCATTTTATTTTGCCATGTGGGAATAATTTCAAAAGTAGAGTCATCGGCAAACTGACCATAAGTAGAATAGTTACCGACAACACCAACACCTCCATAGTAACCATAGAAGCGCCACATCGCCCTAGGAGACTTATAATAAACCTTAGTGATAACAATGCGCTTATTATCAACTTTATCTTTGAAATTAATAGCTTCGCCAGAATCGTCTAAGCCCGATTCAGAAGCAGTTTGAACGATAGATTGTAGATCATAGTCCTGAACGTTGTCTGAAGGCTTGAAGGAGGCTGAATATTGGGGCACAGTGCCTCCAAATCCGCCTGCTGCTGCCGCCCCGTCGCCTACTCGACGTGAGTATCCAATAGTAAATCTGGGGTACTTTAAATTGATGCTAGCGGGGCCTGATTTAAGCTCTCCCTTGTGGTCGAATGTACCAGTTTGTTCACCCAAGAAAGTTGAAAGTGAATTTTTGGATTGATGGATGTTAATAATATAAGAATATTCTAAAACTGCTTCTTCATACGCCGCATACACATTTGCTGGCGTGAGTTCAATATCAACTACATCGCCCCCGAGCTTCTTATAAGTATAGGCGACTTGTATTGCAGCCCCGCTTAAGAAATCAGCGGATCCGGTGTAAATCCCGAAAGGACATCCGGCCGCGACAAGGGCGGCGGATCCAGTGGATGTAAGGACAATGGGGCTTGTTTGAGATTTTGGACTAAGATTAGTTGGCATTAGTTAGACTCCCGCTATTCTAATTAGTTTTTTAAAACATAAAAACGAAAATCTCAAAAATTTACCGGCGAAAAAATTAGACCGATCAGTATTTTAAGTTTTTTTATACAAAAAAACCCCCTCCGAAGAGGGGGCAAATATAATATTATATTTTAATTATTAGCCAACGGTCGGAACCACCGAGCCAGCAGCGTATGCTTTCCATGTGGAATTCGTACCATTGTCAGCGACACACACCATATCTACGCGAGCGTTGACAGCGTTGAGGGCGGGCAATGTTAATGTGTCGCCAGAGATCGCATCACCCTTCGGATACGGATTGTTGCCATAGTGAACGATTTCAGCATACCAGTTAGATACGCCAGCACCCGGTAACACGAATGTAACTGTCTTGCCACTACCGATTGCAGTAGTCACAAGGAATGAATAATGTAACCCTACATTGGTGGTGGCCAGGGCCGGCATGTTGACAACAATGTCGTCTGTGCCGTCAATATTAAAATGCGTTCCTCCTTGTGCTTGCGTTAAAGTTGTTGTAACTGCTGCGCCAGTGTTAAGGGTGCTGTTGTCTACTTTAAGCCTGGGTGCAGAAAGCTGATTTGCTGTGTTTTCGTTAATCAGGCTTTTAATTCTAGCCCAACCTACTCTTTTAGTTCCCATAATATATTTCTCCTTCTATGAATATTAATTAGGTCAATTAACGAAAGGATTTCTCCTTCCTGTCGTAAGTAGTTTCTCCCACAAAGAAAGCCCCTGTCTTTCGACAGGGGCTTAGCTTTTATTTGCTCTATTCTAATCTATTGACTAGCTAGTGGCACCTGCCTCACCCATGAGCCCACGCACAATCACAAGACCGTACATATCGGGACGCACCATCTTCTTGGCGTACCGAGTCATCACGCCCTTGCGGGGCACGAAGTCTTCGGGGCCAAAGATAGTGGGAGTAGTCTGCAGTGGCACATAAGGTGCGTACACGTATCCACTTTCGAGGAAAGAAGATCCGCGACGTCCAACGAGGATCACGTTTCGCAGGAAGTATGGGTCAACAATGACATCAAACTTCTTGGAAAGCGAGCCTACCTTAACGGCGCCCACAGAGCCTGTCTCATCATCATGAGTAACAGTCGCACGGAATCCCGCGGTGAACTCCAGGATGTTTGCAACTTCAGGTCCACAGACGATGAAATTAGCACCACCCCGCAGTGTCTTGCGGTGAATCTGCGCTGATACGTCATTGACGGTTTCAGCCAGGGTCTCATACCACTCGCTCACAGTACCGGTGAAGTCGGGAGCAGCCGAAGATGCGCCGATTTCAGCACCAGACTCACGGTTCACGAAGAGACCGGGAGAACGGGACCAGTAGTAAGTAGCCGCAGTGGCTTCATTGACGAGATCGCCAAGAATCTCACGATCAATCTCAAGAGCAACTTGCTCGGAGAGAATGCTTGTGAGTTCAACCTCTGCATCAAGGTTGTGGTAGGCGTTAAGATCTTGTCCTAACTCCGGAGTCCACTTAGCCTTGAGCTTCTTGGTCTGTGCGGTGACAGCCACGGAGTCAACCTTGATGTCGATCTCAGGGATCTTATCTTGGTTTTCCAGTCCCCACTGGCTAGCTCCAACTACGGAACCAACGCCGCCGCCGGCCTGAATCTTATCATTGATGGGGAAACTACAAGTAAGGTCAACATCAAGACCCGTGGTAAGTGCCACGGACGTGACGTCTGTAGTAGTCGTCCAGTACATCTTAATATTAGTTCCGTCCTTCCGCGTCAACCTGCGAATCAACTTAGTGTTAGCAGGAGTATGAGACGTACTCACCATTGCGTTGAGAGCAACAACAGACGCCGAAACGGCGGCCAAGTTGTACCAGTCAGCCTGAGAGTCAAAACCGGACTTAGCAATTATCAATTCCAGCACATAATGAGACGTACTCAAATTTAAGACATCCGGATCGTACTCAATCTTCTTTTTGTTTGCCGCGGACACAGACGAGTTTTGGAAACCAGCAACGCTGATGTTACTACACGAAATCGATGTAGAACCTGTGGGAGATGCATATGCATAACCACGGGCACCAACGGTGCGCGGACCAGAAAGGTCCTGTGCGAAAGCACCAGTGAGTTCCAAGCCACCGGTAAGTTCTGAACCTACTCGGTTACCACCATAAATAGATTTCTCTTGGTAGTTACCGAAGCGACTAGTCTGTGTTCCGGTCGCACCCAAGTTGGGCGAAAACACGAAATCCAGGAAGAAGATAAGTCCCGAGGGGAGACTCATCGGTTGAACCGAAACGAGATCGTTTGCGATCAAACCTGCGAAAACACGTCGAACGATGGGGAATGCGACGGCTGCAAAGCCTTCGACATCACCAGCGGCCATGGTCGAGTTCTCACGAAGAAGCTCCTTTGCTTGGTTCTCAAGCAGACGAGCCATCGATTGGCGAGAGCGATTGTTGTCCAGACCCTCTAAGAGTCCGGTACGTTCCCACTTTTCTAGCAATGCATGCCCTTCAGCACGCAGATCACGATTGACAACACCTTCGGTCAATCGTTCAATAATACCAGCCATTTTAAAATACCTCCTATAATATATGTATTTGTATTAATTTTACTTAATACCTGCTAGTCTTTTCATCCTATCCGCAAGGGGATCGGATGAAATGCTTTCCTTGCGGGAAGCACGAAGTACAGAAGTACGCGGACGACCAATTGCTTCGCTAAGTGATTGTGGCCCACGATTAGGGGTGGACTCCACTGTGCTTTCAAGCGTATGGTATATTGTCTTTGCTTCTGTGACTGAACCAGCTTTCGAAATAGCGTCGGCAATTTTTGTCTTCTGCCGCTCATTTAGGGAGGTATTTCTCAAAACACGGTTCGTGTAAAGCAAGCGAGCATTAGAAAGATTTACGTCATGTATGCCTTCCTTTAGCTCATGAGTTGCTTGCTCATATTTTTCAAGGGACGCACTAAGTTGTTTATTTTCAAAAACTAACTCCTCGTGTGCCTTCTTTAAATTCTCAAAATCATCTTGGAAATCGGTGCTACGACGATGTGCGAGCGCTCGTTCCAATTCATATTTCATATCTTCCGATGAGCGGCCGGCCCAACCGGATAGGGTCGCGCCCATATCAACAGTAAGTCGTTCAACGATCTCATCGATTAATTCATCAGAGATTTCCATCTCTTCGTTTGTCTTTTCGGATACTGGTCCTTCGCCGCCTTCGCCGGAACCTTCGAACTCTTCCTCTTCGGCTGCAACTGCGCCGCCAGTGTCCGGATTCGCGTTCGTCGCTTTTCCAGACATTGTAGTGGCATCAACTTCTTCTTGCTCTTCCTCATCTTCATCGAGAAGAGCGCGCAGATCGGCTTCGTTAAGCTCAATTTCTTGATCCTTAGTTAACTGCGTAACGGCTTCTTGAAGTGCGTCAAGGTTAATTTCTACATCAACCTCTTCGCCGGCTTTAGGAATATGTTTCAAATCTTCACCTTCGTTCTCCGACAGATTGTCAGTAGCTGCCAAAGGAACATCGCTATCAGTTATTTCTATATCGGGGGTATCGCCGGGAATGGGGGCTTCACCGGGCATCGGTGGAGGTGCTGCTCCTAAATCGGGAGGGGCCAGTCCGCCACCGAGCGGATCACCGCCGGCAGGCGGCGCCGCGGCCGGATCGTCTAAATCAGGCATGGCGCCGAAGGGCTCTTGTTCCAACAAGTTTTCTAAAGTTTCCTTTACTTCGGCCGAGTATTTATCAATAACGACTGATTCTGCATTTTTTAAAGCGGCCTCTCGCAATGCTTTAGCATCTACGATGGCATCTTTTAATAAACTGGACATTAATATGCTCCTAAAATGACATTAATTCAAAATAAATAGTGTTGTAAAACTTGAAAATCCCTATAGATTGCAAAAATAAAGTAACCTATACACGATGAATAATGGCCCACCCGGTGCCATTAATTGATTGAACTGATAATCCCCAACCTACTGGGCCCGCGCCGGACTCATCGTAAGCGGCTCCATCAATTACATCCGACCCATCAGCCGCTACTCTTAACTCTCCACTTCCCACATTTTTAATGACGTAAATGATTCCGTCTACATTGCTTGCTGCCGGCAGCGATGCTGTTAAATTGGAGGCAGGAGTAGTGTTAAAATATACATAATGATCGTCAGATGTAAGAGTATAGTTCGAGTTTTTAATTTTATATCCGCCATAGAGGGCGCCCGTTAAATGAGTGTTATAAGAAACCACTAAATTAGAAGAAGTCAAATATGTGCCTGACGCACCAGCAGAACCCGTATTGAAAACCAGGGCCGCATCAGATGAAAATTCTCCGTCTGTAGTTCTTGCAAATTGAATTTCTCCGGTGCCTCCCGATGCGGTGGCGGGGGCTCCTCCGGGCAAACCTGTGAGATTGCCGCCATTTCCATAAAAGAAAGAGGCCGAA